TGCTAGGGAGTTTGAAACTAGACAACAGAGTTTAAAAGGACTTGCACCAACAGTCGAAGATCAAGATGTATTACAACAAGCAGCGACTAGATTAGGAGCAAAGGCTGCGGGTATAGATCCAATTACTGGAAAAAGTGTAGCTAGACCAGATGATCCTAGAAGAACAGATACTTCATATAATGAAGGTGGTCGTGTAGGATTAGCCGAAGGCACAACAGAAAAAATAATTAAAGGAGCTAAGAAAGCATCTAATATTCCTTTAAAAACATTAGCTGGTGTTGATACACCACTTATGCAACTTTTATTTGCTACAGGTTATGAAGCTGGAGATGATCCTTTCTTTTATACTTTACCCGCTGCATTTACTGATATGACTAATAGATATTTAAATCTATATGAAAAATCACCTGGTAAAGCTAAAACTTTTTTAAAATCTACTTTAAGATTGTTGCCTATAGAAAAAGCAAAACAGTTTTATCCTATTTTTTCTAAGTTAGGTAAAGTTGGCTCAACAACAGGTTATCCTTTTTTAAAAGCTGCATCAGAAGGGTTAAAAGAACTTAAAGTAAGAGCTGCAACTAGAGATGCTGCTTCTGATTTTAAAATGTCCCCTGAAAAAATGATGGAACTAAGAAATAAATCTTTAAGAAAAGAAAATTTACCTAGATTAGAAGATGATACTTATGTTCCAACAGAACAAGATTATTCAGATGCAAACAATAAAATAAAAGAAGCTAAAGATCGTTTTAAATTATCTATGAAAATAATGGGATCTGATTTAGGTTTAAACGAAAATCCATTAGCAGAAAAAGAATCTATTTATACAAGAGGTAAAGAAAACCCAATGTCATTGGATAGAGCCTTGTATCCCAATAGACAAAACTTTGCAGATGGACCAGAAGATCCTAGTAAAAAAGGTCTTGGTAGTTTAACAAAAAGAAATTTTTTAAAAATTCTATCACTTATTCCTGCAGGTATTTTAGCAGTTAGAGGTGGACCAAATCTTTTAAAAAAAACTGAAAAAGCTGCTGAACTAGTTAAAAGAGGTGCTGATGGTGTACCTGCTTTTATAAATGATCTTATTGCTAAAGTTAAATTAAAAGCTGCGGAAAAAGGAACGAAATATTTTACTGGTAATAGATCAGACGAATTTGCAGATGTTTATCAAGCAGATAATTATGTTGTTACAGAGCAAGGTAATAAAACAATCATTAGAGAAGTAGATCAAGATGGGGATATGCTTTACAAAGAAAATCAAATAGAGATAGAGGTAGACCCTGAAACCGGAGGCGTGACTTACACTGAGGCAAGTGCAAGACCCGATGGAGAAGGCAAGCTTAAAGATGTTGAAGAATACATTGAAGACGATGATTTAGAAAACATGAGAAAATATACTTATGACGAATAAATACCCAAAGAAACACTTATTGCCCCCTGAAGCCGGACCCACGCCTCAGGGCTTGAATATTAACTATAATACTGTTAAAACAGTCAAACAATCTGGAGAAAAAATAAATGGCGGATATAGACAAAGCACTTCCAAACGAAGTCAGAAAAGAATTTGAAGTTCCTGGTGAAGAGGAAATAAAAGAACTAGCGTTAGAAGAAGTCGAACAAGAAGAAGGATCTCCTGAAGCTGTTGACATTCAAGAAAATGAAGATGGATCAGTTGATATTAATTTAGACCCACAAGCTGCATCACCAGAAGGTGGTGACGAGCATTACGCAAACCTTGCAGAATTTTTACCTGATGATGTGTTAGGTAGATTAGGATCAGACTTAAATGGTAAGTATATGGATTATACTTCATCAAGAAAAGAATGGGAGCAAGCTTATATTCAAGGTCTAGACCTTTTAGGTTTTAAATACAATAACAGAACAGAACCTTTTCAAGGAGCAAGTGGTGCAACTCACCCTGTACTTGCTGAAGCTGTAACACAATTTCAAGCATTAGCTTATAAAGAATTATTACCAGCAAATGGTCCGGTTAGAACTCAAGTAATGGGTTTAGCTACACCGGAGAAAACACAACAAGCGCAACGTGTCAAAGATTTTATGAATTATGAAATCATGGAGAAGATGAAAGAGTATGAACCAGAGTTTGATCAAATGTTATTTAATTTACCACTCGCAGGTTCTGCTTTTAAAAAAGTCTACTATGATGATATGGAACAAAGAGCAGTATCAAAATTTGTTCCAGCAGATGATTTAATTGTTCCGTACACAGCTACCTCATTAGATGATGCGGAAGCAATTATTCATCGAATAAAAGTTTCAGAAAACGATTTAAGAAAACAACAAGTAGCAGGATTCTATAGAGATATAGATTTAGCTAAACCAGATAGTACAGACTCTGATATCTTAAAAAAAGAAAGAGAGTTAGAAGGTACATCTAAAACTCAAGACGAAGACGTATATACATTATTAGAATGTCACGTGGATTTAGACTTAGAAGGTTTTGAAGATTCTGATCCAGAGACTGGTGAGCCCTCAGGAATTAAAATACCTTACATTGTAACAGTAGAAGAAGGGTCACGAGAGATTCTTTCTATTAAAAGAAACTATGAAGTAGGAGATCCTAAAAAATCTAAGATACAATATTTTGTACACTTTAAATTTTTACCAGGACTAGGTTTTTATGGTTTTGGTTTAATTCATATGATTGGTGGATTATCAAGAACTGCAACAAGTGCA